AAGCCTGCATGACGGCTAGGGGGTAGGTGTCACCGTCAAAGCTCAAAACAGCCCCTTTTTGAGCGTATAGCGCGTACTCTTGGTCATACCTCTTGATGACCTCTTGGCGGGTGTCCTGAGACTCGTAAAAGTCTAAGGGCAACCCCCTAGACTTAATGCGGTCATGGCAGACCTGCTCAGAGCATCTGAGGTATATCAGCGCATCGGGCCGAGGCGCGCGCGCGTTAATCTGGGCGAGCCACTCCCTGTCGCAGTGGATCCCTTGATACACAAACGAGGACAGGGTGAACCTATCGCTGATGATGATGTTCCCCGCCTCTAGGTTCGGCTTGATGAAGTTGTTGTAGTGTTGCAGACGATTGGTGGCGAACGACAGCGCAAGTTCCTCATAGAACGACTGAGCGTATGTCTTGTCGCTGTCCATCGCCTTCAGCACCTCTCTGATATGCGCGCCTAGAGCGTTTGAGTAAGGCTCTTTGGTGCAGAGCGCATGGCGGTGACCGCCCTCTTTGATAAACCGCTGCTCCAGGTTCTTGGCGAGCGCCATCGTCTGAGTGGTCGTGCCTGCGCCGTCAGCGCCCTCTATGACTATCAACCGCCCTGTGTATCGCTTCTTTGTCATGTGTTATCCTCCTATACGCCACATACCACAGCGCCTCTAGGAGAGCAAGATGGCTACTACGAACTCTAAATACGACAAGCCAGAACTCAGAGAGCGCATCAAGTCGCGCATCATGGCGAGTGATAAGGGCGGTAAGGCTGGGCAGTGGTCAGCGCGTAAGGCGCAGCTGCTCGCTCTTGAGTATGAAAAGGCGGGCGGTGGCTACACTAGCAGTAAGAGCGCCACGCAAAAGAGCCTCTCTAAGTGGACTAAAGAGGAGTGGACGACAAGCGATGGCAAGCCCGCTATCAGGAAAAACGCTAAGGGCGAGACTGTCACCACACGCTATCTGCCCAAAAAGGCTTGGGAAGGTATGACTGAGGCTCAGAAAAAAGCCACCAACGCCAAGAAAACCGCAGGCAGTAAAGAGGGCAAGCAGTTCGTGGCAAACACCAAGACTGCTAAGGCGAAGGGTCGCGCGGTGAGAAACAGCACCAAGTGAACTCATAGGCCCTGCGAAAAGATACCTCTGCCGAGGGCGAGATCATCAGCAGTCAGCGCCAAAGCGCCGCTTTGGCACTGCCCGCCGATGATCCTGAGACAGATGAAAAATCCGCTCTGCCCTGAAAATCGCTCGCGCATTGTATGAAACACGCGCGCGATGAAAAATCTGCGCGCGCGCAAAAAAAAGATGAATAAGAGCTAAACGACCGAAAATCAAAAGGGTTATGAGTGGGGCGCGACAGAGCGGCGCTCTGTCGTGACACGCTCATAACCTCGCCCTCGGCAGAGCAAATATATGCAGGGTCTATGAGAAATCCAGACGCGCGCTCAAGAGCAGAAGCTAAGGTGTGATGGTGCGAGGCGTGTGGGGGCGTAAAGGCTCGTAAATCAAGCGAGTTGTTGAAAAGTAGCGTTATGGCGAAAAAAAATCTTGACACAACAGAAATCCGCCATATAATGGAGCGAAGCGACATTAAGATGTAGGCGAGCGAAGCGAGACTACAGAGTAGTGGAGCGAAGCGACACTACCTCCTGCGAGGTTCTCCGCGCGCGTGTGCGCGTGTGCGTGCGCGAGCGCGCAGGGGGCGTGCGGGGGTGGGCAGACACAGCAAAGGCACAGCATGAGTAAGCACAAAGACAATCTGGGAGGGCTGATACAGCGGCTCACTCACAAGCAGTCTCAATGGCAGTTGAGCGCGGAGGAGTACGGGGTGTTATGTCGCGCTTTGGCGCTGAGGTGTGAGGGCGCTACTCTCACAGCTGGCGAGTGTGTAGTAGGCTTCTCAGATACAGCGCGCGGAGTCGCTGTTCTGAGCGGGTTGATTGGCAAGGGTCTGCTCTCATGTGGAGCGCCTCTAGACGGCCCTGAGAGGCTCTTATCGTGCGACCCTATCTACGCCACCCTCTCTAAGCCAGATGATGTGGAGATCAGTGAGGAGAAGTTCCCCCTCAGCACTCTCATCCGCGCGACTATGCACATGATGAAGCAGACACCTAGCGGTGAGTCAAAGGTGACGGCTCGGCATTGGGCGCGCGTTTCGGAGTTCTCCAAGAGGGCTGAGAGCGACTACAGCGGGAACGACCTAGAACTGCTCATCGCTGTGTATTGGGTGCAAAACGGCTGGGCATCACAGCCACCTGTGTTCACGGCTAAGGACTACTCCAACGCCAAGCGGTTCGTGAGCCTATATGGCGCGGAGCAGTCGGCTAAGATCATCGCTTATGCGGTGAGCCGTTGGGAGGTGGTAGCACAGAAGATTAGGGTCAACTCATACCCTTCCATGTCTATCATCTACGGCTTCAGAAACTCTATCGCCCCTCTAGTTCTTGACGGTGACGCTGTTGAGAAGCCATCGTGGGGATCTCAGTTCAACCCTCAGACTGACAGCCGTAAAGATGACGGCATAGTCGGCTGGTAATCGCTCAAGAGGTCATATGAAAATCAATAAAGACACAGACAAGATTGGCACAGTCGTCAACGGCGCGAACTTCAACCAAAACCATCTAGACCGCGCCAACAGCCTGATGATTGTGGAGTTGAAGGGCGGCGAGAAGGCGCGCATTGAGGTTTATGGGCCTATGACCAATCAGGGCCGTCTGCGCCTCCGCTACACAGAGGTCAAGATCAACGAGGCGGCAGCGTTCGCGCGCTCCACCTGCCAGCAGTTCAAGATCTTGAGAGAAAATGTGCAGGTGACAAGTGAGGCGTAAGCGCACACCTCAGCCTCTCACTGAGGAACTGCTCAAGCGCATGAACATCGGCAGGCGTTATTGGCCCGCACAGATGAGCGACTTTGAGGAGGGTGAGTTCAAGGCTCTCATGCGTAAGTTCGCAGGCGACCTGGAGCGCAACTTCACCGAAGGGTGGGGGCTGTTCATATATGGCGCTAACGGAGTCGGCAAGACCCACGCCTCATGCGCGCTGTTGAAGGAGATCGCCGCGCAAGGCTACTCCACCTACTGCGTACTCTCAGACGCTCTCAAGGCAGCTTATATTGACGGCGCGCGGTTTGACGCAGACAACACCATTATTCAGCGCGTGGAGAGCGTGGACTTCCTACTCCTAGAGGACTTGGGGAAGGAGTACAACGGCAACGGCTCTGGCTTCGCTGAGTTGTGCTTTGAGAACCTCCTGCGTAAGAGGTGTCGTGAACTCCTCCCCACTATCATCACCACCAACCTCTCCCCCGCTGCGTTTAAGGAACGCTACAAGCAGTCTGCCGCCTCTCTAGCGATGGAGTGTATGGTAGCGGTGGAGTTGAGGGGGCAAGACCGCAGAGCGCAGGCGGGAGCCTCTAAGGCTCAGGAGATGAGATGAGGCGAGGACATATGGCTAACACCCTGCAAGCCACCCTCTGGGTGCATGAGGAGGTCTTGATCACCACCGCAGATGACGGCGCGGTGAGCCTCCGCAGGTTAGATTGGCTATGGCGTGTCTCCTGTCGCTTCTCCCCGCTCATCGTGTGCTTCTCAGCACAGCACCTGCAACTCCTCTCAGACTACCCTTGTGAGGTGTTCCCCTCGTTCGCAGAAGCGCGCGCGAGGTTCATCAGAGATATGCGCTCTACGCTGTTCATCGTTGACCGCGCAGACCTCGTGTCTCCCCCCGATATTCTCCTATTTGACAAGTCAACAGGAACCTAAATGGACTTTGAAAAGACTATCGTCACCCTCTGTGCGGAGTCGCCCGAGAGCGCCTACGCTCAGGTGATAGACTCGGGCGTGACAGCTGAGATGTTCGCTGGAGACTACTCCGCGCTGTGGGCCTACGCCATAGAGTACATCAAGCAACATGGGAGAGGGCCGTCAGCCACCGCTATCTTCTCTCGCTTTGAGTGGTTTGAGCCTGACCTCTCCATCTCAGAGCCTATGTCGTTCTACATCGCTGAGTTGAAGCGTAAGCACGCATACAACCTCACCCTGCAAGCCATACAGGGCGCATACACAGACCTCTCAGCGCGCAACATAGAGGACGCTGTGAGCAAGATGAGAGATGCTCTGAGGCGCATAGAGGACAGCGCCTCCAATGAGAGCGATCTTGATTGGAACGCCAACGCCCACACCCGCTATCAAGAGTATCTCACCATGCGCTCTGGTGATGGTATTGACGGCTATCGGACACCCTTCAAGACGCTAGACGAGGCGACTCAAGGCTTCCATAACGGAGAGTTCGTCTTGATCGCTGCGCGTCAGGGTGTCGGCAAGACATGGCTCTCAAACATCATGGCTCACGAGAACCTCAAAGAAGGGCTGAGGGTGCTGTACTTCACAAAGGAGATGCCCTCACGGCAGGTGGCGAGGCGCTTTGACGCTCTAGCGTTCTCTCTCCCCTATCCCGACCTACGGCGCGGATCACTTGAGACTCATGTGCAGATGAGGTGGGAGAAGAACAGCCTACAACTGCCCCTCGGCGGTTCTCTCATTATCGCGGGTGAGGAGAGCGGTGGTGTCTCTCAGGTCGCTGCCAAGATAGAGCGCCACAAGCCACATATCGTCTATATTGACGGTATGTATCTAATGGAGGATGACCAGCGCGCGAAGGAGTCATGGCAGCGCATAGGGAATATCTCACGCGACCTCAAGCGCCTCGCCAAGCGCGTGAACCTCCCCATCATCGCCACCGTTCAGCTAAACCGTTCAGCTGATAACACAAAGGGCGATGCGGCAAACATCGCTATGGGTGACATCGCCAAAGACGCTGATGTGATCTTGGGGCTGTTCCAAGATGAGGATCAGCGAGTCGCCAAGCGCATGACCCTGCGCGTGCTAAAGCAGAGAGAGGGCGACCGCCCAGAGATAGAGTGCGATTGGGACATGAGCGAGATGCGCTTCGGTGAGATAGGCGACATTGATGTCGGCCCTATCAAGTGGTGACCTATGAGCAAGCGAGACAAGATCGTTGACCTACTGACGCGATGTGGCTTGCGTCCAAGAGGCTCGGGCGACAACATCTCAGTCCCCTGCCCGCTCGCTCCCTACAGCCCCATGCACAAGCACAACACCGACAGCAGACCCTCTATGGGTGTGAGAGTGGAGGCGGGTGAGGTCTTGATCAACTGCTTCACCTGTGGCTTCAAGGCGCGTCAAATATCAAGCCTGTTCTATGCCATGCACCTCAACAACAAGGCATGGGCAGACGCTCTGACACAGGCGCGCGCCATAGAGGCTGAGTCTCTAGGAGAGGGGCTGTTCGCGCTCTCTCAGATAGGCTACACCGCCCCTCGCGCTGAAGAGCCTCAAGAAGTGGATGAGGCGCAGTTCAGCCCTTACGCTAGAGTATTCCATCGCTACCTAGAGACACGCAGCATCACCCTAGACACAGGGCGCGCGTGGGGTGTCGGCTTTGATGACGAGCGCGAGCGCGTCTTGATCCCTGTGCGCGACACCCAGCACAGGCTATGGGGCGCTGTGGGCAGGTCTATACACGCTGAGGCGAAGCCTAAGTACCTCAACTACTTCAACATGATGAAGGGCGCGCACCTCTTAGGCGCACACACCATTGGCGCAGCTAAGAGCCTCATCATCGTTGAGGGTGGCCTAGACGCTATGCGCGCCTATCAGGCGATCCACTCGGCAGGACTGCAAGATGAAATCGCCTGTGTGTCTATCATGGGCGCTACCCTCTCGGACAGACAAGCCAGAGCCATCATGTCTATCGCGTATGAGGTCATCATCGCACTAGACGCAGACGATGCTGGCGACCGAGGCACAGACCTCGCGCTGTCTAAGTTGTCTCAGCGTATCACCACTCGTAAAGCTGATATGCGAGTTGTGGGTAAGAAAGACTTTGGAGACTGCCAAGATAGCGAAATACTTAAAGTTATTGACGCTTCCTATATTGCAGTTAAACCTACTTGACAGCGTTATTTTGTAAAGGTACAGTCTGCATACCAAGCCCTATTCGTCACAGGAGGACACCATGTCTTGGTATAACGATGACGCTGCTTTCAATGACACCAAAGACTACGGCCCACGCCGCTTTTGGATGCCGAACAACTCTGAGCGCAAGATCACTATCGTGGACGCTCCCAACATCACGCTCAACGGCGTGCAGGTCAAGACCCCGTTTCAGTTCCAAGAGTACAACATCCAACTCAACGGACATTGGCGAAACTGGTTCACCCGTCACCCCAACGCCTCCGAGGACTTGTTGGCTGAGATGGGTCACAAGGCTTCTCGCGTGGCGGTGTTCACCGTCATTGACCACAACGAGTACACCGACAAGAAGGGCATCGTCCATAAGGACAAGACCTGCGTCTATGTGATCAAGCGCAGCCTCCCCATCTTCCCCATGTGGGAGCGCGCGATGGCTCGCTTCGGGTCGCTTCAGGGCAAGACCTTCCTCATCTCGCGCATGGGCGACAAGTCGTCTGGCTGTGGTAGCGTCATTGAGCGCGTGGAGGATTGGCAAGGCTTCAACCCCTCCACCCATCAGCCACTCAACTATCTTGAGTTGTTCGCGCCTAAGTCGCGTGAGGAGTTGACCGCGCTCTTGGGCAACTCAGAGCAAGGCGACAACGGCTCTTGGGGAGGCGGTTCATCTTCTATGGGCGCACCTCAGCAGTCTGCACCTCAGCAGGGCGGGTGGAACGCAAACCAAAGGACAGCGCCTCAGCAGAACAACGGCGGATGGAACGCACCTCAGCAGTCAGCCCCTCAGCAGGGCGGGTGGAATAATCAGCAGAACCACGGCGGTGGCTGGAACGGCCCTCCTCCTCCTAACGGCGGGTGGGGCAACAGCGACAGCAAGGTTCCGTTCTAAGACCAACCGCACATAGGCGCGTAAGCCGCGCTCTGCTCCCTGCGGTGAGGGCGCGCGCGCCACACCGAGGGACACATGAAGATCTCAAGAACTCCTGTTCTAAACACAGAGGCGCAACTCGCAGACCTGCTCAAGTTGTTGGCGAGCGCCTCTGAGGTAGCCTTTGACACCGAGACAAACTCGCTCTCTCACGACCGCTTTATGGTGGGCTTCAGCCTGTCGTTCTGGGCGGAGATGAAGGGCGAGGTGGCGTGGTATGTGCCTGTGGCGCATGAGGCAGGTGATGACCTGTTCGCAGTCGCCCCTGAGAACGCCCCAAGCGCCTCTGTGCGCGCGGTCTTGGAGGCTCTGTTCATCAGCGATAAGACCGTGTGGATCCACAACGCCAAGTTTGATCTCGGCGTTCTCCACAACTACGGCTTGTCTCCATCTCGCATCACCGCGCGCGTCTATGATACCCTCGCAGTCTCATGGCTCTTGGAACCAGAGCGAGAGGGCGGGCATGGACTCAAGGCTCTTGTGAAGCGTCAACTCGGGTATGAGATGGGCGAGTATTCTCAGTTCGCCTCATACTCAAACAAGGCGGCAATCCCTATCGGCATGATCGCCAAGTACGCCTCAGATGACGCGCTGTACCTCCTCAAACTCGCGCACCACCTGTCGCCTCTGCTGTCAACCGATGACCGCAAGGTACTGACAGACCTAGAGTCACCCTTCATGTTTATTGTGGAGGAGATGGAACACTACGGTATGAAGGTGGACACCGCCGCCCTCAAGCGCGCGGGTGCTATCATGGGCGCTGAGATCCAGCAGATAGAGCAAGAGTTCAGGGCGCAGTTCGGTGATGCCTCTAACATCTCCTCCCCCCAATGGCTCGCAGACAACCTGTGCGGGAGGATATGGGGGACAATAGGTCTAGAGAAGAAGGGCGCGCGCTACTCCACCGACTCAGAGCATCTCAAGGCGTGGGCGGAGGGTGAGGTAGAGGGGACGACTGATACAGGGCGCGCGGTGGCTTCCGCTGTGCTACGCCACAGGGAACTCTCTAAACTCGTGAACACCTACACATCCACTCTGCTCTCAGCTGCGGATGCCCGAGGGCGTGTTCACGCTTCGTTTAATCAGTTCGGCACAGCGACAGGCCGTCTGTCTTGTAGTGAACCCAACCTACAGAATATCCCCTCATCGCGCTCTGAGTGGGGCGCGGCTATTCGTAAGGCGTTTATCGCTGAGGACGGCTACAAGATCATCAACGCAGACTACTCTCAGGTGGAGTTGAGGGTCACCGCGCACTTCAGTTCTGACCCTGTTATGTCGCAGGTGTATCAAGAGAACGGTGACATACACCAGATGACGGCTGACGCCTGTAGCTGTTCGCGCTTCGCGGCTAAAGCGGTGAACTTTGGGCTGATATATAAGATGGGGCCGCGCACCCTCGCCAACAAGATCAACACCAGCGAGGTAGAGGCTAAGGCGTACATCACGCGCTACTTTGAACGCTACAGCGGGGTGGCGACATGGCAGAACCTCACCATCAGCAGAGCGCGCGCCAACGGCTACACACAGACCATCACAGGGCGTAAGAGGCAACTACCCAACATCAACTCCGCTGACCGCTTCTTACGGACAGAAGCAGAGCGCATCGCCATCAACACCCGCATACAAGGGAGCGCCGCCGACATCATCAAGATCGCCATGAGGAACTTCATCAGAGAGCGCACAGCGCGCGGATATACCTCTGAGGATATGCGCTTCATCGGGCAGGTACACGATGAGGTTCTGCTGGAGGTCAAAGACCACCTCGTTGATGAGGCGCGAGAGTTGTTGAAAAGTACGATGGAGCGCAGCGTGTTGCTGGCTGTGCCTCTCATCGCAGAGCCTGTCGTAGTCTCATCATGGGGAGACGCTAAGTGAGCCTCGCATACCTTCCAAACCCACAGCCTCACGACTTCACCGCCCTCACCCTGTTGTGCGATGAGGTGGAGGTTAAGTTGTACGAGCGCGCACCTGGAGGCGGGCTGTATGTGCCGCGCGCCTACGCCAACTTCGCCTACAAGGACACAAGAGCCGTCATGGGTGAGCCTATGCGCGCCCTACCACCTATCAGGCTGAGAGACGAGCAGATACCCGCTGTAGAGGCGGTGGAGCAGGCGCTGCGCGAGGGAGGCGGAGAGGCGCGCGGGGCTATCCTGTTCGCCCCTTGTGGCAAGGGTAAGACGGTGATGGGTCTTGAGATCGCGCGCCGTATGGGGCGTAAGACCCTCGTCTTGGTTCACAAGACCTTCCTCGTAGAGCAGTGGGTTGACCGCGCGCGAGCGTTCCTGCCTGACGCTAAGATAGGCTTCTGGCAGAGGGATCAACTCCCCTCAGAGGATGATGAGATTGTTATCGGCATGGTGCAGTCTATCTGCAACCCGCGCCGAGAGTATGACCGCTCAGTCTATGAGCAGTTCGGCATGATCTTGGCTGACGAGACTCACCGATACGCCGCGCCTATGTGGCAAGACGCTATCAAGGCTTTCCCCGCTGCATATCGTGTGGGCCTCACCGCTACACCAGAGCGCAAAGACAATATGCAGGCGGTGTTCCTCCTCCACATCGGGCCTATCGTCTATCGTATGCAGGGACACACGCGCGCCCCCACGATATTCAAGATAGAGACAGGCGCTCAGATAGAGATGCCCAAGACCAACCGCAACGGCACAGAGAACACCTCAGCTATTGTCACTCGCATCTCTGAGGTGGCATCTCGCACAGCCTCTATCGTGGACTACGCCCTGCGCGCTGTGGTGACAGGGCGCAAGGTCTTGATCCTCACAGAGCGGGTCAAGCACGCACAGCAGATGCTCAACGCAGTCACCGCGCGCCTCCCAGATGGCATGAGCGCCTCTCTCTACATAGGAGCCACCACTGAGGAGCAGAGGCGCGCAGCGTCTGAGTGTGATGTGATCATCGGCTCTTATGCGATGGCTCAAGAGGGCTTAGATATACCTCACCTAGATACCCTCCTGCTCGCCACCCCTAAGACCTCCGTCACGCAGTCTATAGGGCGCATACTGCGTGACGCGCCCGACAAGAAAGACCCTGTGGTGTTGGACTTCGTTGACTCTGAAATAGACATCTGCGGTGCTTATTGGGGCGCGCGCCGTAGGCTTTACCTGTCTCTTGGATATTTGGTTCGTCATACTTGACTTGTTTGAATACTCATAATATAAGTAGTCTAACATCACACATAAGGAGTGTTATGACTCACAATAAGTACGATGAGTACGCTCGCCTCAACGAGCAGATCAAAGAACTGACAGCGCGCAAAGACAGCCTAAAGGCTGAGATTATTGAGGAGATGAAGTCTCAAGGCGTTCCCGCTGTTCAAGGTAGCGCCTGCTCCCTCCGCATCTCGCCCCGCTCTAAGATGACACTCAACGATGAGGCGCTGGCGGGCTACCTGCGCGAGCATGACATCGCAGAGCGCCATTACATGGCTGTGAAGGTCTGCCACAAGAAACTACAGAGTCTCATCTCTAACGGCCTCGTGAACTCGGATGAGGTCTTACGGTTCGTCAAGATTGAGCCTTACGATGTGCTTCTGGTCGGTGGGAAGGAGGAGCCGTGAGCGGCAGACAGACCTATATGCGCTCCTACTATGAGGACAATAAGGAGAAGATCTTACAGCGCCGCCGCGACCGCTATAAGACCGACCCTGAGTTCCGTGAGCGCCTCTGCGCCAACCGCAGAGAGAGCATGAGCCGCCGTAGGCTCCTCGGCGGTCACGCCAAGCCAGCCCCCAAGCGTTCCACAGGTCTTGAGATGGTTCTCAGCGTTCAGGGCAAGACCCTCAAGGTGGCGATGTTTAATCTCTCTGAGGTCGCCAGCAAAGCCGCCGTCACACGCAACCGCCTCCAGATATGGGCTAATCAAGATTGGTTCTTCGCCCCCTCTTGGCGCAACACGCGAGGTCATAAACTCTACACACAGTACGAGACTGAGGTCATCGTCAACCTCGTTTCATCTTACCGCAGCATCCTGACCCTTAGAGGCTACTCCTTCAGAGTCACTAAGCAGATGAAAGAGGAGTTCACCGCCCTCAAGAAAACGATGATACAGGGCGTTCCTATCAGCGCACTAAAGAACGCTGAGTAGCCATACCACCACACAACACCACCACACACAGCACAGACACGAGAACAACATGAGCAACGATACCAAGACCCCCGAGCAGATCGCCAAAGTGCGCGCAGGCGCGACCATGACCCTCAATGTGGGCAACTACGAGTCCATCAAGGTAGAGGCGGGCGTGGAACTGCCCTGCGCGACCTCTGAGGTGGCTGAGGAGTTCAAGAAAGCGTGGGCTGAGGTCTATCGCCAACTTGATGTACGCATCGCTGAGATCCGCAACGGCAGGCGCAACGGCAATAACTAAGACACACCCCAGAGACACAGCACATGACATACGAAAAGATTAACCTCAGCGCCATCCGCACCACCCTGCACAACTGCCGAGATGTGGTGGACAGCGCAGACCTGCAAGAGAGCATCAACCAAGACGGCGTGCAGGTTCCTGTCGGCGTGAACAGCGTCAATGGCGAGTACCAACTCATCTATGGGTTCAGGCGCTTCCACGCTGCGCGCGCCCTCGGCCTCACACACATCCCCGCGCGCGTCTATCATGGATTGACTCAGGCAGAGGCGCTCACCCTCAACCTGCAAGAAAATGTGGCGCGTAAGGCTCTCACAGCGATGGAGGAGGCGCAGTCTATCAAGCGCATCCTAGACGCTTCCAACAGCCCCACAAGCACCGAAACCCTCTCGCGCTCTCTCGGGTGGAGCAAGACCCTCATCACCCAGAGGCTCGCCCTCTTGGAGATGCCCGCTGAGGTGCAAGAGGCTCTCAAGCGCGACTCCATCTCTGTGGGTCAAGCGCGCGCTATCGCCTCTGCCCCTGCCGTGGCTCTCTGTGATCTCATTAAGACAGCTGAGGGGGGCGCTACGCTCTCTACGCTGCGCGACCAAGTAGATGACGCGATTGACCAAGAACTCTACAGTCAGATAGAGGACACAGACGATGCGCCCACAGACCACGACATCTCACCTGTGCAGGACAGCGATGAGGTAAAGCGCGCAGCCGACCCACGCTGGCTCAAAGACCACCTGCTCAGACTCGGTGAGTTCATGTTTGATGGGAGCGCCCTCACCCTCTGGTCACTCACCGTTGACCGCCTCAGCGCCAAGCGCATCCCCACAACCGACCTAGAGGCTCTCTGCGACCTAACGGCTCAGATGGTCAAACTCTATGAGGATCACATCGCCCAGGAGCAGAACAAGTGAGCCTACTCGCCTTAATGAAAAGCGCCAAGACAGCGGGGGAGCAACCCTCCATCAAGCACACCGTTGATATGTACTACCTCAAGAAGTCTCAAGAGACTGACCAAGAGCGATACATTGACCGCCTTATGCGCTTTCAGCCTTCGCAACTCTCCTACAACGGCTCATGCCCGCGCGCCTATCACCTCGTGATGCGCCGTGACGAGTACGGCATCTCCTTTGTCCAAGAGCCTAAGTTTAGCGCGAGCATGATGAGGGTGTTTGACCACGGTCACGCTCTCCACGCCCTCTATCAAGACAAGGTTCTCGGCCCTGCTGGAGTGCTGTATGGCGAGTGGCAACACCAGCGCACAGGAGAGAAGATAGAAGGCTTTATGCCTCAGAACGAGCAGAGCCTGTGGCGCTATGTGGAGCCTCGCCTCATATGGCCTGAGATGCGTATCACAGGCTACTGTGACGGCATCATCTTCGTGAACGGTCAGTGGTGCATCTTGGAGATCAAGAGCGCCAACAACAACTCGTTCATGTATGTGAAAAGCACAGGCAAGCCACGCGACTATCATGTGCGCCAAGCACAGATCTATGTGTTCGCCCCCAAGCCTACCCTCTCTCAGCAGATGCACATCAGCGGTGTACTGATGCTCTATATCAACAAGGACACAGGCGAAGAAGCTGAGTTCTATGTACCGAGGGATGAGGGCATCATGGGCGCTATCGCCAACAACATCCAGCAGTCTATCGCCGCCGCCGACAGCCCCAACCTGCCCCCTCGCCTCTCGGACTGCAAGAGCGAGCGTAGCACGCGCGCTAAGGACTGCCACGCTTGTGGCGCGTGTTTCAGCCTGCCTAATGGCTCTAACGATGAGTTATTCTGACCCCCCTCAAGAGGTGCAGTTCTCCTCAGAGATCGCCTCTTACTCAGCCCGAGCGCGCGTCATGCTGGATAGACTCGGTCTGCCCATAGACTCCGCGCCACCAAAGCCCCTAGACTTCCCAAGCGACCTCTCGGCTGTGGCTGATGAGGACTTGGGGCATCACCTGTCCTATTGGGCGGCGATGTGCGCCTATGCACACCACAAAGTAGCTATCCTAGAGGGCGCTCTCATCATCGCGCGCTCAAAGTTCAATAACGAGTATCAGTCACGCATGATGGCGCGCACAGGCTCCTTCGCTGACCGTAAAGTCGCTGTGGAGTCATCTAAGGCTATTAAAGACTACTCAGACGAAATAGCTATTATTGAAGCAGACCTAAAGGTGCTAAAGTCTGTCGTTATCGGTTATGACCTAAAAAACTCAGCAGTCAGCCGAGAAATCACAAGACGCACTCACGAGAGGTCTATTAGAAATGGATAATCACATCAACCTGCGTATTGCAGGCAGTTCTGTACCTGCCTCAGTCGCAGGCTCCGCAGTCAAGAATATGAACGAGGGGCGCACCGTGTCATTGACCGCTATCGGGGCGGGCGCGGTCAACCAGATGCTCAAGAGCGCCACCATCGCCCGCTCTATGGTCGCCTCCTCTGGGCGTGACCTCACCTTTACAAGCGGCTTCTGCACCGAGATCATTGAAGGTGAAGAAAAGACCGCTATGAAGATCTATCTCTACATCAAGTAAGGCGCTCTCATGTTCTTGAACACCTATAAGATGCAGATGCCCACAGGTATTCTCATCTTTGAACTTGACCTCCTCGTGACAGACCTTATTGATGGTGTAGCGGTGGACGCTGTAGGCTTAAAAGCCGCACTCTCCGCTTGGTGGCTAGACGAGAGCGCACCGCGCCGTACACCTGAAGAAGCCTGTCTCGGCGCGTGGGCCACCGCCACCGACCACTTCGTTAATACCAAACAACACCCTCGCGTTCAGTGCGTCAGAGTCTCCGTGGAGACTTCTGGTCAAACTGCATCGTTCACACCTACAGACGACACATGGAGTCGCTTAGATGGCTGAGTATAAAGAGAACATTGATATTGCAGATGAGACGAACATCAACCCCTCTATCATCGGTGACGACCCTAGCGAGGTTCCCACCCTTGACGACCCCGAGAACGCCGTTGACCCTGAGCGTCAGACCGCTGAGACAGCCGCTAAGGTTCAGCAGTCTCAGATTGACGATGACATCGTGACCGCTGTCCTGCTCATCCGCAACCGCGCGGGCGCTGTGCTTCCTGTGACCTCTCTTGATAACCTCAAGATGGATCATCAGGCGAACGCCCATGAGGTGTTCCGTATGTGCGCTGATGTGCAAGACCAGATCAGCGCCGTTCGTATCGTGGGCGAACTCGCTCAGATCTTTGACCACATCAACGCCCGCTCGCTCAAGCAGGTCGCTGAGTTGTTGGGTGTCAAGATGGACAACAACATCAAACAGGCGAAGCCCTAAACAGCGCCTCAACGCGCGAGGAGGAGTGTTATGGCCCCTAAGTATAACCCTCAATGGTTCGTGCCACCCCAAGCGGTACGGAACAACGCCGAGCGCGGCTTAGAGATGCGGAAGAAAACAGGGCGCGGTGGCCTCACACCCGCACAGGCAAGCAACGCAGGCGCGGGCGGTAAGCCTATCGGCTCGGGCGTTCAGCGCGCAGTCAACCTCAAGAACGGCTCTAGCCTCTCACCTCAGACCATTAAGATGATGAGCGCCTTCTTCTCTCGCCATGAGCAGAACAAGGACTCAAAGAAGCCTGACGGGTCACCAGGTGCAGGCAAAGTCGCTTGGGAGTTGTGGGGCGGTGATGCAGGTCGCCGTTGGGCTGACAGCGTAAAGAAGAAGATGGAAGCAGCCGATGAGGCTGAGAAGAAGAAGAAGCGCGCAGCTAAGACTTCCTCCTCTAAGTAGCCTACATCTAAACAGACACGCACACCCCAACCTCGGCGCGAGCGCACCGAGGGCGGGAGAACTCATCTTGGAGACATTATGAATATCTACCTAAGCGGGATCACAAGGGACGAGAACTACGAGGTCTTAGAGGGCATCAGCGCAGCGCCTCTGGTGATTGACTACTCCTACACCAAGACGCGCGACCGCGCCCTCCTAGAGCGTCTGAGGGAGAGCCGCAGACTCATGGCGCACATAGACACCTTGAAGATGGAGGCGGCGTGTGAGCGCGCAGGCGCAGCTGCTCAAGCGTCAAAACTCAATCACATGATGGAGCAGTACGCTGAGTGGGCGCATCAAAATCTTGACCTACTTGACCTCGTGATCTGTCCACAACCGAAGGTCAACGGCTGTTATTGGGAGTTCTCAGATGCGGTTAAGGCGAAGGGCATCTACAGCGTCAAGACCGCCACGCGCGCAGAGGCGCTCTCAGCCCTTGAGGAGTATCTGCTGATAACCACTCTGGGCGAGATGCCCGCCACCGATATGCGCGCCATCAATACAGCCACAGGGCGCGCGTGCTTCCATACCCACGCCTCCATCACCAAAGATGAAGTGATGAGTGGCCTGTATGCTTCAGGCGCGACCTCTAGTTGGCTGAGTGGCGCTAAGTTCGGCAACACCTACGAGTATGTGGGCGCTCTCAAGATGACCACACACCACGGCTCTAAGGGCAGCGGCAAGGCTGTGCGCGATCACCTCAAGGGCAAGTGCGCGCGCCTCGGGATTGACCACTCTCTGCTCATGCAGGACGACAGGCTCACCGTCAACACATGGAACGCCCATCAGTGGATCCTGTTCATCAACGATGCCGCCCCCTCATCCGCGCTCACGGTACAGGCAGACACTTTTCAACAACTTTCAGAGGATGACCTCACCCTCGCTGTAAGTACCTCAAACGCCTTAACAACTCCGCAACAACAGCCCACAACCCTTGCAACCCAAGAGGCGGGTGGAGCATATCTGAGGGTCTGCAACTCGTGCTTCTTGAGCGCCACCTGCCCCGCCTACAAGCCCGATGCGAACTGCTCAGTCTCTACACGCCCGCGCGTAGATACCCCAGAGGACTTACAGCAACTCCTCAACCGAGTCATAGAGATACAGGGCGAGCGCGTCATGTTCTCCGCCTTCGCTGAGAAGAACCAGAACATGGGACTCAACCCCGATGTCTCTAGAGAGATACAGACCCTCACCAAAATCGTGAAAGAAGCGAAGGAAATCATGGCCCCCATCTCTGAGGAAATCACCATCAAGGCGCGCGGGCCAAGCGTGATGAATAGTCTGTTCGGCGGCTACGGCAGAGCAGGTGGAGGGGGCGGGTCTAAGCCCTCTCAGTCAGAAGCGATTATTGATGTCTCACCATTGGATGTTAAGAAAAAATGAGCGACCTAAACCCACCAAACAACGGCTTTCAGTTCTCAGACCACGCGCTCTCTCTGCTAGAGAACTACTACATGAACCAGAGCGAGAAGCCCACAGAGGCTCTACGGCGCGCGGCTTACGCCTACGCCAACAACCCCGCCCTCGCAGAGCGCGTCTATCAGTACGCCCTCAACGGCTGGTTCATGTTCTCCTCGCCCATACTCTCAAACGCAGGGAGGACAGGTATGCCCATCTCCTGCTTCCTCACCTATGTGGACGACACCATTGAGGGACTCCTGAGCCACACCAATGAACTCCGCATGATGAGCGTGATCGGTGGGGGTGTGGGTGGTCATTGGAGCGATGTGCGCGCTGTCTCCAAGAAGGCTCCAGGGCCTATCCCCTTCCTCAAGACTGTGGACGCAGATGTGGTGGCGTATCGTCAAGGGAGCGTGCGCCGTGGCTCCTACGCCGCCTACATAGACATCAGCCACCCAGACATCTTGGAGTTCGCCTCTATACGCCTCCCCACAGGCGGTGACCCCAACCGCAAGTGCTTCAACCTGCACAACGCCATCAACATCTCAGATGAGTTTATGCAGGCTGTGGTGAACGGCGCTCAGTGGAACCTCATTGACCCTCACTCCAAAGAGGTGCGCGACACCGTTGACGCGCGCGAACTCTGGCAGAGGCTGTTGGAGATCCGCTTCCGCACAGGTGAGCCTTACCTGTGCTTTATTGACACCGCCAACCGCGCCCTCCCTCAGAGCCTCAAGGATAAGGGGCTGCGTATCAACGGCTCCAACCTCTGCTCTGAGATATTCCTCCCCACCGCCGCTGATCGCTCCGCTGTGTGCTGTCTCAGTTCTGTCAATGTGGAGAGGTTTGATGATTGGTGCGACACCAACATGGTCAGCGACCTCATAGAGTTCCTAGACGATGTGTTGCAATACTTCATTGACCACGCCCCCAAGAGCCTCGCGCGCGCTATCTACAGCGCCTCACGCGAGCGTTCTCTCGGTCTAGGCGCGATGGGGTTCCACGCCTATCTCCAGAGCCGTATGATCCCCTTTGAGGGCCTCTACGCCACCATACAGAACCACCGCATATTCAGCACCATCAAGAGGCAGGCAGAGGAGGCTTCGCGCCGACTCGCCCTCACCCGTGGCGAGTACCCTGACGGCATCGGCACAGGGCTACGCAACGCACATCTGCTCGCCATAGCGCCTAACAGCAACAGCGCGGTGCTTATGGACACCTCCCCGTCTATTGAGCCGTGGAAGTCTAACTCATACACACACCGCACACGCGCTGGAGCCTTCCGCACCGACAACCCCTATCTGGTGAGACTGCTCAAGACTAAAGAGGGGGTATCGGTGGAGGAGGTGATGGACAGCGTAGTCTTGAACGGAGGGTCTGTTCAGCACCTGTCGTGCTTGACAGACGATGAGAAGGCGGTGTTTAAGACCGCCTTTGAGATTGACCAGATGTGGCTTGTGGAACACGCCTCAGAGCGCCAAGAGTACATCTGCCAGGGACAGAGCCTTAACCTGTTCTTCCCCTTCGGAACCGACAAGAACTATGTGAACGCCGTCCACCTCTCAGCGTGGCGCAAGGGCCTCAAGAGCGTCTATTACTTACGCACAGAGGCTAATAAGACAGCTGAGAAGGTGAGCGAAAAGGTAGAGCGCAAGCCGCTCAAAGACTACGCCATAGAGGAGTGCCTATCATGTCAAGGCTAGACCAATACAGCACAGCCTATAAGCCCTTCACCGCCCCGTGGGCGATGCAGGCAGCAGAGGCTCACGAGAAAGCCCATTGGGGCGAGTGGGAGGTTCGCCTCCAAGAAGATGTCGCGCAGTGGAAGGGATCCACCATCTCCGCTGAGGAGAAGGATCATATCACCCAAATCCTCCGCATATTCACGCAGTCTGACTGCGCGGTGGCTTCAAACTACTGCGACATCTTTATCCCCTACTTCAAGAACAACGAGATCAGGAATATGCTCCTCTCGTTCGCCAACCGAGAGGGGACGCATCAGCGCGCATACAGCCTGCTCAACGATACTCTGGGCATGGGTGAGGGCGAGTACAGCGCCTTCCTCAAACTCTCTCAGATGAGAGATAAGATCGCGTTTATGGTGACCCCCGCTGAGACTCCCTCTAACGACCAAGAGCGCATCAGTTTTGAACTCGCGCGGTCGGTCTGCAACGAGGGCATGAGCCTGTTCAGCGCCTTTGTGATGCTCCTCAACTATCAACGCTTCGGCAAGATGCGCGGGATGTGTGAGGTGGTGGAGTGGTCTATCAGAGACGAAACGATGCACATTGAGGGCATGACCAAACTGTTCCACGCCTTCGTGGAGGAGAACCCCTCAGTCGTCACCGATAACCTCAAAGCCTTCATCTATCGCAACTACACCACAGCCGTCAGCCTAGAGTTCGCTCTGATTGACCTGGTGTATGACGGCGCGCAGGTCATCTGCGACCTCGCAGCTGAAGATGTGAAGCAGTATGTGAAGTACCTCGCCGACCGCCGCCTGCTCCAACTTGGACTGAAGCCTATCTTCAACCAAAAGGACAACCCCCTCAAGTGGGTGGATTGGATCGTAAGTGGAGACAGTATGAAGAACTTTTTTGAGGGTGTCGTGACTTCATACTCAACGGACGGCATGACAGGGGATTGGGGCTGGGACTAAAAGGCCGATCAGCAGGCGGATTTACAATGTAAATACTACTTGTAGAACTGTACATATCATGGCACCATCCCCAATAACTTCTTTGAAAGGGGCTGACCATGAAGTGTTCGCACTATGTGTACCGCCAAGTAAATAAGGCTACAGGCGAGTATTATATCGGGAAAGGGACTTACTCTGCGCGGGATCCAGATGGGAGCAAGTATAAGGGGTCTGGCATACTGCTTCTCCGCAAAATGAGCGCACACCCTTATGACTTTGAAAAGATTATATTAAAGGAGTTTGAGTCTGAGCAGGACGCATATGAATACGAGCGCGCTATGGTGGGTGAGATGTATATTGGCGGTAGAGATCACGATCCCCTGTGCTTAAACATGAATAGCGGGGGTATGGGCACATCTTCCGACTTCATGCGGAACTATTATCGCAACCATCGCCATAGGCAGGAGCGTTCTATTGAGTCAAAGAGAAGATGGGAGCGCGCAGAGTATAGGATCAAACTGAGGGCTTCTCAGGCCCTAGTAAGGGATCAGAGGATAAAAAGGTTAAAAGAAACAATGAGCAGACCTGATGTGCAGGCAAAGATTAAAGACGGTTATAAATGCCCTATTAGGAGGGCCAAGTTGCGCGAGAAGGCCAAGCCATCTACGCTAAATATAGAGCGTGATGGGCACACAATATCCATCCCATATGGCCACCTGCGCGACTACCTTGTTCTCGGCTGGGCGCTGTGTTCAAAAGGCGTGGTCAACATACACCGCTCCGACATAGGCGTTTATTCCTGTGGTCAACACGATGTCGTAAAGCATCTAATCGTGGAGCATGGCTTCGTATTCGGGACAAACTTTGCGCTCAATCGTGTGACATACGACACAATATCTAAACTGAGCGGAGTGAAAGAAGCAAAGGCTAAGGGGCAGATGGATAAATGGTCGTGCAAGCCCGTGGTTTTAGTTGACCCAGAAGGGCAAGAGGAGGCTGTACCTCGCCACGAGTATTTAGACCGACTAGAGAACGGATACATATTTAAGAGCGCAAGCGTTCAAGTTAGAAACCATAAACTGAAGCAGACTGCACTTGTAAGCAGAGCGAGGGCGAAGGCATTACTAGTCCTGAGAGGGGATTGGGAGTTGGGGAGCAAAAGGGGCTACCGTGCGGTGAGCGCCAAATCGGTTTGATGTTGCTAGGTGCTTCATCTTCTGATTTATCTAAAGGCGCGCAAAGAGAACGCGCAAGACACTAAAACCAAACCGACCAGCGGTTTGCACCTCATAGAGCGAGGCTATTTAATATGAGCATGATGGATACACCCTACTCAACAAACGGCATGACAGGAGAGTGGGAGTGGTGACTAAGAAGGCGAGACTCCGTACAGCGCCCAATCGTATCCGCACTAATAAATGCTTTAAGCGTGTATTTAGGCGTGGCCCTATCGCTGACTGCGACAGCGCGATTGTGTCCATAACACCTGACGGAGTCTATCTGTATGAGTATTGGGGGCTCGTAGAGTGCTTTCAAAACACTATGGGGTCTGAGAACGCACAGGAGTGGGTTGACTTCAATATCGTCAGACTCAAAAACGCTGCTATCGTGTACAAGTCGCTTTAAGCATAAAGAGAAGGATAAGACATTGAACAAGACACAGATCGCTCAGGGACTCCAGCGCCGCCTCAAGTGCGCTGTAAAGCCTATCAACGCTCTCAAGGAGCGCATCGCACAGGCAGACACCGTTCCTCCCTTTATGCCCACCTCTGACGGCGGGCGAGTGGTACTCGTCAGCACATGGGGCGATGACCTTGATGTGGTCAATGTGGCTAAAGTCTCCTTTGACAAGCACGACCCCTCAGTCATCGCGCATCTAGGCGAGGGCCTCACCGACCGCCAACTCTCTCTGCTCAACTTCCTCTGGAAGAACAAGCACACCTCACCCTTCCGCCATCAGTACCTCAAGTTTCAGATCACCGCCCCTATATTCGTGATGAGGCAGTGGATGAAGCACACCGTGGGGTGCGCTTGGAACGAAGCCTCTGGGCGCTACATCAAGTTCTCAGACGACTTCTACGCCCCCAAAGAGTTCCGCGCCTCAGTCAAAGACACCAAGCAAGGGAGCGGTGGCCCTATTGAGAGCGCAGAGATACAGGAGAGTGCCCTGACCGCCTATAACGACTCCCTGAGCGCCTCCTACCTCACCTATCAATATCTGCTCTCCATCGGTGTCTGTCACGAGCAGGCGCGCACCGTCATGCCACTCGCCACCATGACGCGCTGTGTGTGGACTTGTAGCCTGCAAGCCTTCCTCAACTTCTTGGAACTGAGGCTCTCCCCCCACGCGCAGTTGGAGATCCAAGAGTACGCTCAAGCCTGTCTCTCTCTCGTGATAGATCAAGGCGACTTCATAGAGACTCTGCGCGCTGCGCTCGCCCTCTCAGACTCCCCTGAAGAGTAGATAACAGATACAGCCCCGCCTCTCCTGTGTGCTAGGATAGACTGCACCTTATAGGAGGGCTGTATGGATCAAATCAAAGAGGTCATTGTCTCCTCTGCGCTTATTGACGAACTCTACAAGCGCGGCTCAGTCTCCACCCCTAGCCATGTTCAATGTATGGGCTGGTTCCTGATCCTCAAGTCGGACTGTGGCAAGAGCGCCCTCGCTGCCTATCAAGGCGATACCCTCGTCTTAGTGAGTGGCAAGGCTCTCAAGACACAGAACATCTCGCCCAAAGACGCAGGGCAGACCTGCCTCATGTGGGCGTTGGATGAGTACGACATGGTGATCGCTGTGGGCGGTGCAGGCACAGGTAAGACCACCGTGGCTCTAGCGTGGGCCGTCAACCAGATGATGAAGCACAACAAGCGCATCATCCTCTGTAAGCCCACTCACTTTGTGGGCGGTAAGAGCAACGCTATCGCCGCCATACCTGGCACGCACAGGGAGAAGCTAGAAGGCTACATTGACAGTTATCTAGGCGCTCTCCGCAAGATCATGGGCGACAACTACCTTGAGTACCTCCGCACTCTTGAGGAGTCGGGTAAGGTGATATTTCAGCCTCTTGAACTCCTGCGCGGGCTAGACTTTGAGAACTCGGTGGTGATTATTGATGAGGCTCAGAACACCACCCCACACGACCTGATGAGCGCCATCTCGCGCGTAGGGCAGGCTTCCACCTGCATCGTCTTGGGCGACCCCCGACAGGTGGATATTGACCTGCACCCCTCAGAGACAGGGCTGGCTGTGCTTCTCAACTCTGAGGCGATGAAGTACACCGAGATCGCCTGCGCGGTGCGCCTCAACGGACAGTACAGAGGGCCTCTCGCCACCCTCGCAGCTGAGGTCTTGGAGGAGTTCTACGCTGAGGAGGAGTTAGAGGAGGAGGAGCCTTAACCTTTCTGTGGCTTAGGTGCGGGCCAATAATCAAGATCGCCTTGATGGGCCACTTGGTCGCGCAGTTTATAGTTGGTGGATCCACCCTCTCGTACTTGTTTTACGCCACCGTCAGCCTCACAGGCTCTTGGGGTTTTCCACATCAACGCTTCGCTGTCCTCACCGCTCTTATCTGCGGTGTTCTTCTTGGGTAGGTAAGGGGGCGCATCAATAGGCTCAGGCCAATAGTCAAGACTGCCTTGATGTGCCACCTGATCACGCAACTTCAACTGCGCGGTGTCGTCTTTACGCACCTGCTTAATACCGCCCTCAGCCTCCATTGTAGATGGAGTTTTCCACATAAGCGCGTGACTATCTCCTGTCACCGCTTCTAAGCGTAAAGGCATAGTGATGACGCTACAAGAGGGCAAAGTCCACCCCACAGGCAAGCCCATCAATACCTCCACCCAACGAGGGTTCACAAAGCCTGTGTAGCCTGTCTCATGGTGAACCTGTCGGGGCATCGTATCATCTCTTGTCTTACCATCTTTACGGTCAGGATGAGGGCCGTGCATGGAAGCCTCCATGTAATCTCTAACGATTGGAGTCGTCCAAGCGACTCCACAGGACTCTGAAGGCTCGCTCTGCGGTGGCTGGGACAACTCCGTTTCCAAGAAGGCGCAACTCGTCTGCACGAGAGTCAAGGGAACTGCACAAGAGGGCATAGTCCACCCCACAGGCAGACCCATCAGTACCTCCACCCAACGGGGATTGAGTACCCGCTTCTCCTCTTTCATCACTTCCTGTGTCTGTGGATCCGCTGTCTCTTGGAGTGACTCGTGGGGGTTCCCAAGAGAACTGAGCGACTCCTCTACCTGCGGGCCAGAGTTCGCGCCGATACACAACAAGGGGTCTGCTATCTTCTCTGCATATTCCGCTAATATCGCAGCATCGCATAAGTTCATGCTGTGGCAAGTTGACCCCTCTTTGGCTCCTGCTCTCCGACCTGTCGGTGTCAATGTCATCTGAGGGTGAGCGTTCTCCTGTGTCGTAGGCGTGGGCCACAACTTGTCCATCTGCACTGCCACCGTCAGCGATGGCCCTCTGTTCTTGGCTGAGGGCTTCTGTGCGCGCGCAAAGTGCTGCTCCACTGTCTCGTGGATCTCTGAAGCCTTCGGCGTAGGCCACGGCTGTTCTATAACTTGAAGCCATAACGACTTCTGTGAACCGCCCTGCTCTATCTTTAGAGCCTTCTCCACATCTTTGTAGCGCATACGGTTCACTTCGCCTAATGTCGGCGTGCGCCAATAGTTCTCCAACTCTTGAGCGCCCTGCATCTGAGAGGTCTGCTCTGACACCAAGAATAAAGATGCGCTTCCGTTGGTGGGGCGCTCCGACTTCAGACGCTGAGAATACTCCTGCCGTTGTGCGATAACCCAGCCGCTCCAACTCTCTAAAGACATGGAGCAGAACGGGAGTTCCCTGTGGGTCTGACCAATCGTCTCCCTTGAGGTTGGAGGAGAGTATTCCTTCAACATTTTCAAAGAAAACAATGGGAGGTCGCTCCAACTCTCTGATGCCTCTGACAATGTGGGGCCACAGGTGTCGCTCGTCCTCGTCTCCTGCTTTTCTTCCTGCGGCACTAAATGGCTGACAAGGGAAGCCTCCAGAGATGATGTCCACTTTCCCACGAAACTCTGCCCACGGGAAGGTTTTAAGATCCGTCCAGATAGGCGCGTTATCCAACCACCCCGCTTCAATCTTGCTGACCAGGTTCGTGCAGGCGAAGTCCCCGATTTCGCTATAAGCGACTGTGCGAACATCTCTGATAGCTCTTTTGAGTCCGAGGTCAATCCCTCCGTATCCACTGCAAAGGCTGATGTGTGTAAGGTCTTTGGTATGATCCACATGACGCTCCCATGTCTATTATGTATCTGAGGAGTTGATTAACAGGTCTGTAGATATACTACAGATCACGGCTATTTTTCAACAACTTCTATGTGCCTTTACAAGACCTCTGCTGTGGTGTAAGCCTGTCATCTCCCTTTATTCAACAGGCACACACGAGGAACTGATGAGCCTACACATCTCCGCTAAGACACTCTCCACGATGGCTGCCGCCTGTGCGCGCGTCACGCCTTCAAAGTCACTCCACTCCGCCCTCACCTCCACTCTCATCACCCAGAGCGGGGGCGACATCTCTCTCACCGCCACAGACGCTATCAACTCTCTGACGATGAAGGCCACCTCGTCTAGCTACACGATGGACACCGACTTCTCCGTCTGTGTGGACAGCAAGAAGTTCTCTGAGGCTCTCAAGGCGATGCCACAGAGCAACGACATCAGCCTGCACACAGAGGAGAGCGAGAGCGCCGCCTCTCTGGTCATCTCTCACGGCAAGAGCAAGATCAAGCTCCCCTGTCTCTCAGCTGATGAGTTCCCCGAGCCAATGCCGATGGACACCTCCTTTGAGACTGTTAAGTTCAGCGACCTCAAGCCTCTCTTTCAGGGGGTCTTGTACGCCGCCTCTGATGACTCCGCTCGCGCTAACCTGTGCAGCGTCTATCTGCACACCAAAGACGGACACCTCCTCAGCGCCGCGACTGATGGACACCGCCTCGCGCGCGCCTCTAGGGCTAAGACCGAAGGCGAGGCTGTCACCGCCCTCTCGTCCCTGTTCACGCGCGACAGCGTGTTGGAGGTGATGAAAGGCGACTACAACTACGCCCAGGTAGGCGCTCAGTACGCCCGCTTCATCTCTGAGGGCGACATCAAAGCCTCTTATATGTGCCGTCTGCTCAATGAGAAGTTCCCCCCTTATGAGGCGGTGATCCCCAAGAGCAACACCTACGCGCTGACGGCTCCTGTGGCAGACCTCAAGAGCGCCCTCACCCGCATGATGGTGATCGCTGACGATAAGATGCACCCCGTCTCTCTTGTCATTGAGACAGACTCTCTGGGGCTGACGAGCCTGCACCTTGAGTCTAAGAACGACCACGGCGTGACCAAAGAGCAGATACAGGTGATCTCCACCGAGGGAGAGGCTAACGGCTCTATTGGCTTCTCGGTGAAGTACCTGCAAGACGCTATCAGCCGAGTGACCACAGAGAACCTAGTGCTGCGCCTCAACCCCGCCCTCAAGAGCGCAGCTATCATCCATGATGACGGCCCACAGGATAAGACCGCTGTCCTATCCATCGTGATGCCTCGGCGCGCGTGATGCTGGTGGTAGCCTGCCTCCTCATATTCAGCAGGATCGCCCTGCCGATTGGAGGCTCTCAGACAGCCCTCTTATTTTGCTCTCTATTGAGCGTTTATGTAGCGGGGGCATATCACCCTACCACCAAGCGCCCATCTTGCGTCTGTCGCTTAAATAGACCCCTAAAACAGCATACGACAGATAACGCCAAGTAGAGCGCCCCCCAACACATCGCTCGGACACCCACCGCCCACCCCATCGCATACCCCCACCGCGCCCCTCTCAGTCACCCCTTAGTCGGAAAGAACTTCATCAGCCCCTTCGGCATATCTGAGAAGCGCACCAGCGACATCAAGTCCATGCGATCCTTGCGAGTGTACACACAATACTTGCAGTCACGGCTACTCGTGACCGCCTTGTCCATGTCCACCACCCCGCGCGCCCACTCCAACAACTTCTCACGCTGACACACCAGAGCGCCACCCTCCACCTCAAAGCACATAATCTCAGCGCCCTTCACCAACCAACCGTCAAGGCCGTATTGGTTCTTCCACTCAATAAATGTCCACTCAGCCTGCGTGTCAGCGTCAGAGCGGTTCAGACGCTTCATCGCCTTAGCGTCCACACCATGCCACTCCCCATCCTTACCCTTCGCCCAGAAGTCAATGTGCTGGTAGATGCCCTCATGCTTCAGCGCAGGGCGTGTCTCATACCCATAACTCTCAAACAGCGCGCGCGCCACAGGCTCAAACTTCAACCCACGGATGTTGCACTCTGCGTTCCTGTCGTAAGGGGGAATATACATCGTCTCTCCTCTGCGCGGGGCGCTGTTCTGTAGTCTCAATAAAGTGTCTTACACTTCTTTGAGGCGGTGGTCAAGGACTTTTCAACAACTATTTTTGAGGCTTCGGGTACTGCTGAGGGGTCAACTTGCACATCTTCATGTGGAGCCGCTTCTGACGGTTAGAGCCATGTATCATCTTGATATATCTATACTTACAGCCACTAGCTGGGACGACCGTCCACCCTCTCTCGCGCGCATCTCCCGCTGAGATGTTCACGCCACACTGACGAGAGTGCCTGAGCCTGCCCGCCTCGTCTATGTAGGTGTTCGCGTGGTTTCGGCTTTCGCCCGTGTACACCCAACTCATCGCCTGATACACGCCGCCGTGGTGTCCCTGCGTGGAGTCAGCAAAGGAGATGAGCGCCCAGATAGGGGTCAGCCCTCTAGCCTCTCTATCTGCGCGATACGCCTCTATCACGGCAGGTACGATCATGGACGCTGACATCTTGACCCCCTCTTTGATGGAGAGACGGCCCAACTCAGCCACATGGCTCTTGAACTCCTCACCGAACACGCTTGCTCTGACATTTTCGCTACAAGGCGTAGTGAAGGAGACGCAGCAGAGCATATCCACAGAGTGGGCGAGGAATACCCCAAAACTCGTGGCAGAGTTCGCAACGCCCCCAGCGTAGTGGTAGCGCCTGTAAAAGTCGCAAGCGTCGTCTAGGCTCACACGCCTAATCTCAACATCCTCTAGCCTGTACTCGGTCTGAGCCTCTCGGTCATCGCTGTATTGTGAGAAAAGGTCTAGTTGATCCATCAACTTCATCTCCATTTATTGATACTTACAAGTGCCTGTAAATGTCTTACACTTCTTTGAGGCGGTGGTCAAGGACTTTTCAACAACTTTTAATCGGCTGTGCTTGGCTACTCTCAACACAGCGAGCGGGTCAGAACAGCGAGAGTTGTTCAGGGTCGCCGTCATCTGACCCCGCCTTAGTCGCCTTCACCGCAGTCTGCTCGGGCTGAGAGGGCTGAGAGGGCTGAGGTGTCCAATGCTTCACCCGCTCCTGAGCGATTGTGATGTATTCACCCTCACGCTCAATCCCTACGAAGCGCGCGCCTTCAATAGCAGCTGCACACCCTGTCGTGCCTGACCCCATAAACGGATCAAGCACGATAGCGCCCTTCGGTGTCACCAACCTCACCAGATAGCACATCAAGTCAAGAGGCTTGACGGTTGGGTGC